TCGTAGGTTAGAAGTTATAGAAGAATCTGGCCTATTTAATATAACAGTTTTAGTACAAAACGAAGATGAGACATGGACACAAACATTGGCTGATGCTAATGGAGATCCAGTTCCTTCTCCAATAGAATAGGATAAAAATGCCGATTAATCTAAGTACATTATCAGGTAGTTCATTAGCTGGACAAATAGGAGCAACTGGTCCTCAAGGTCTGACTGGTGCTACAGGTGCTCAAGGAGCTAGTGGATCCACAGGTTTACAAGGCGCTTCAGGTGCATATACTGCAGTAAGAGTCAACTCTCAAACAAGTATTGCAACTTTAACTCCCAATGCTGGAACTTATGACTTCTATGACATCACTGCTCAAGCTGCATCTTTAGCTATAGCTAATGAATCTGGAACACCAACAAACGGCCAAAGATTGTTTATAAGAATAAAAGATAATGGTACGGCACAAGCTATATCATTCTCAGGTGCTACTGGAGCTACTGGAACTTTTATGCCTATAAGTTTAACATTACCAACAACAACTACTGTTAACAAATACCAATATATTGGTGCTATATGGAATAATAGTAGGTTTTCATGGGATGTAGTAGCTGCAAGTTCAGAATAGGATAAACTATGCCAGCAGCAACTAGATTAGGAGATGTTTGTACAGGACACGGATGTTTTCCTCCAAGAGTCAATGATGAGGCATCTGATAATGTATTCATCAATGGTATTGGTGCTCACAGATTAGGTGATCATTGGATTACTCATTGTTGTACTATTATTTGTCATGATGGAGTAGCGTCAGAAGGTTCATCAACAGTGTTTATTAATGGTAAAGCCGCTGTTAGAATTGGTGATATGATCTCATGCGGATCAGCCTCAGCTCAAGGCTCTCCAAGTGTATTTTTCGGATAGGACCTATAAATAACTTATGGCTCGCAATACCAGAACATTTTCAGACTTAGATCTCAACTTTACTAAACATCCAGTAACGAAGGATGTTGTTCGTAAGTTTGATGAGGAAGCTATTAAGGCTTCTGTTAAGAATCTAGTTTTAACCCAAAATTACGAGAGACCGTTTCATTCAGAGATTGGTTCTCAAATTAGAGGTTTACTATTTGAACCAGCTACTCCTTTATTAAGTGTTATGCTTAAAAGAGCTATAACAGATACTATTATTAATTTTGAACCAAGAGTAAAACTTAATGAAGTATTAGTAACAGTTTCACCAGATAATAATGAAGTTTATGTGTCGATACATTTTACTATTATTAATACAATAAGACCTGTATCAGTCGACCTTATTTTAACGAGAACACGATAATGGCTACAAATAAAAATATCACAGTTGCAGAGTTGGATTTTGATGCAATTAAGTCTAATATAAAAACATTCTTGAAAGCACAGTCAACTTTTGCTGACTACGACTTTGAAGGTGCCGGTCTTTCCGTACTTTTAGACATCCTTGCATACAATACTCATTACAACGCCCTATATACCAATCTAGCTGTCAATGAGTCCTTTTTGGATTCTGCCAGCAAACGATCAAGCGTCGTTTCAAGGGCTAAAGAAATTGGGTATGTTCCACATTCAGCAACAGGAGCTACAGCAACAGTTAATATTGTAGTGTCTGGAACTACATCATCTCCAGCTACTTTAACATTACCTGCTTATAGTTCATTCTCGACAACTATTGATGGATCAAATTATACATTTTATAATACAGAAGCTATTGTTACTTCATTGTCAGGATCCACATATACATTTACTGAAGTTCAAATTAAAGAAGGTACTCCATTAACATTCAAGTATACTTCTGCAGATGGAGTTCAATATATACTTCCAAATTCAAATGTAGATTTATCTACTTTAAAAGTTAGAGTGCAGGATAATGCATCATCTTCAAACTTTGAGACTTTTGTTAATCAACAAGATATTATTAATCTTGATGGAGCATCACAAGTTTACTTTATTAAAGAAATTGAAGGTCAACTCTATGAATTAGAGTTTGGTAATGATACTATTGGTAAAGCTCTTATGAGTGGTAATGTAGTTAATCTAACCTATATGATAACAAATAAGACTGAAGGTAATGGAGCTAGACTATTCACATATACTGGTTCTACTTTATTAGGTGGAGTAGTTGCAATAACTACTACAACTCCAGCAGTTGGCGGAGCTGATATTGAATCTATTGATTCAGTTCGTTATAATGCTCCAAGGTCCTATGCTTCACAGAATAGAGCAGTTACAGTAGAAGACTATAAGTCAATTATATTTAGATTATATCCAGAAGCTAAGACTGTTAATGCTTGGGGTGGAGAAGACAACATTCCTCCTTCATATGGTAGAATTTATCTATCAATTCAACCATCATCAACAGCAATTTTAACTGATGGCCAAAAAGAATATATTATTCGTGAGATATTAAAACAAAAGAATGTGGTATCAATTACTCCTGTTATTGTAGATCCAGAGTATATCAATCTTGAGATTAATACTTCAGTATATTATAATCCTCGTTTAACAGTCAAAACTGAAACAGAATTAAAAGATTTAGTCATTAATACAATTAAAGCTTATAATGTAGAAAACCTTGAATCATTTACTGGTATCTTTAGACATTCAAATCTATCTTCACAGATTGATGCAACAGAAGATTCTATTATCAGTAATATTACAACAGTTAAATTACATCGTGAAATTGATGTTCAATATAATGCAAATTCAACATATACAATTTATTTAGGCAATCCTATCTATGATTCAGGAGTTCCTGAAGAATCTATAAAGTCTACTGGTTTCTATATTGCTGGCAATGAAAATATTATGTATCTTGAAGACTTACCTACTTATGGTACATTTGTAGGTGTACTAAGAATGTATTACTATGTGGGCGATATTAAAACATATTACAGAACATTTGGTACTATTGATTATGCTACTGGTACTATAACTATGCCAGAATTAGAGATTACTGGTATTGATCAGACAACATCAGATATATTTGAATTGATTATTAAACCTCAATCAAATGATGTTGTATCTATTCGTAATCAATTAGTAAATATTCCTGATTCACAGATTAATGTTTCAGTTATCCTTGATAAAGTATCTGTTGGTGATCCTGCAGGCGGTGCTAATTATCAATTCACATCAAGCAGGAACTAATGACGATTAATTTAAAATCGATAGTTTCAAAACAGATTCCTGAATTTGCTAGGGAAGACTATCCATTATTTGTAGCCTTTATTGAGGCATACTATGAATATATGGATAAGAAGACATTTACAGTTGGAGCTTCAGGCCCAACTTATCTTGGCGGTAATCAGCAGAGAAACTTAGAAACTATAAGAGATATAGATCAGACTCTTGATGAATATATTCAATTTTTTAAAAATGAACTTGATGTATTTGGCGATAACTATGAATTTATTAATCAAAAGTTATTATTAAGAAAAGTTAAACAGTTATTTGTAGCTAAAGGTGTTGAATCATCATATAAGTTCTTATTCAAATTATTATATAATAAAGTAGCTGAGATCTCATATCCATGGGATTCAGTACTTAAAGCTTCAGATGGTAAATGGCAGCAAGAAATGTCAGTGTTTGTAGATGTTTCTGCTGGATCAACATCAGTCTTACCTGGAAATCGAGTATCAATTAAAGGTACTAATGTTTCAATTAAAGTTTTTATTGAACGTATTAAGTATATCAGAGGTAATATCTGGGAAGTTTTTATTAATAAGAACTACTATGGTAATATTGAAGTTGGAAATACAATTGAGTATGAAGGATTAGTTGGAACAATTATTCCTACCACAGTATCATATACAGTAACTCAACCAAGTACTGGATATAAGATTGGTGACTTAATTACAGGCACAACTGTTTCTAATGGTGTATCTATTACTCAACTTTTAAAAGTTACAAGAGTAGATGAAAATGGTGGAATTGTTAACATAGTAACAGTCAGATATGGGTGTGGATATGATTCTGGTTTCTATTTACTTCAATCAAATGAACCTATTATTGCAACATCTACATTAGCAATTACAAAGAATTCAACTCTTCAATATTCATTGCCTAATGATTCTATTGTAGAAAAATATGATGACTATGGTTATGTGATGGATCCTAATTATGTTGAGATAGCTCATGCTGATCCATCATATGTTGGTACTATTATTCAACAATTCTATGAGCAATCTATAAGTGGACAAGGAAATAACCCCGATTATCTATTAATTAGATTTGATATTGGAGCGGTTGCTAAATATCAAGGTCATTATAACTCCAATGATGGGTTCCTTGATGATGATATCTTTATCCAAGATAGTTATAGATGGCAAAAATACTCATATCTAATTACAGTTGATGAGAAACTTGATAAGTACAAAGCTCTTATCAAATCTTATCTCCATCCAGCCGGTACTGCTCTTTTTGGTGAATATCAGATCCAAAATACTTATGAACCAGGAGTTACTGCATCTCTAGAATTAGATCAATGGAGAGGCAAAGCTACCTTTAGAACTATAAATAAAGCTATTAGTGGCAATGATTATGTATATCCATCTGATTTGGGTGGAAGAATTAGAATAGAACCATATGATGCAGAAGACTATATGATGCCAGAAGAATACTACAACCCACCAATAACCTATACATTCTTTGGTGACGGTAGGAATAACTTAACAACAACGGTGACAGTAACTGACTCTTCACCAAATATTACAGGACCATAGGAGTAAATAATGCTTAAAGACAGTATCAAATTAACGGGTAAATTGTTAATACAAAAATTTAATAATAAGAAAGAACTAGTATATTCTACTGAAGTTCCAAATCTTGTTGTAACGGCAGGTAAAGAATTCATTGCATCTAGAATTGTGAATTCTTTAACATTTGATCCAATGAACTATATGGCTATTGGCGATGATGCACAAGTTGGTGCCTTATCACAAACAACTCTAGTTAATGAATTAGCTCGCGTAACAACAACTTCATCAACAGCTTCAGGTGTCAATGTAACTTTTACTGGAACTTTTGGTGCTGGTACAGGTACAGGTTCAATAGTTGAAGCTGGGGTATTTAATAAGTCTTCATCTTCAGTTTTAGTATTTGACGGTGATACTGCGGTGGATGATGGAGCACATAAAATTACATATACAGCACATGGCTTAGTATCTGGCGATAAGATTACATATACAGACGGCGGAGGTACCGCGGTTGTAGGTTTGACTGATGGTGGTACATACTATGTTGTTCGTGTAGATGCTGATAATATTAAATTAGCAACAACTTATGCATTTGCTACAGCAGGTAGTCCAACTACTATTGGTATTACATCAGGTGTTGGTTCAAATCATAAGATTACTTATGGTACTATGCTTTGCCGTACTACATTCCCTGTTATTACAAAATCAGGTTCAGAAACTATTGCTATCTCTTGGGTTGTTACT